TAGCTTTCGTCTCCTGTTCGTTGTTGGAATAGAGTATCGTATGATTCGATAGTTCGATTCCTAAATTCAAGAAAAAAAAAAGACTTCCACTTACCGCAGACATAGGTGTATCTTTCATCTTGTCTGGATTTGATGGGTTGTAATCTATAATATTATACTTTTCTTTTCTAATATCTTTAACAGGTCGGTATAGAACGTTCATTGCAATATGCATCTGCTCCCATTTAGAAGCGTTGTTATCTAAGTCGATATACTCACCTAAACTAACATCGTCTAAGTCTGGAATGAATCCGTAAGTAACACCACCCATAACAAACTGCTCTACGTGTGTAGGCTTAGATTCTAACAACTCCTCTAATATATCTATAATAGCGGCTACACTACTAATCTTTAATTTATAACTATCACTCAAAGGAATACCGCAAAAGATTTCAATCATCTTTGCTTGTAAGAAGTTGCCGTCTGGATTCTCTTCTGCTATCTTCAAGTACTTTTGATACTGTCCTAATGTAATCTCGTCTAATGATGTAGGCACATTTATTTCTATCTTCATAATTATATAATACTATTATTTTAAGTTTTTATAAAAAACCCTATACAATTTTCATAACACTTTGATAGTAATAGATATTGTTTAGGTGTTCGCGGTCTCGCTATTCTTATTTGTTGGTTTGTTCTGTGATGAATAAAGCACTCTATAATCATTATCATTTGGTCGTTGCTCATTACCTTATAAAGTATTTACCTTTGTTTGGTGTTGCTAGTTGTGAGGTTATAGCATAACGTGCTGCATCAATACAATGATTAAAAGCGTCAATAGGTTTGTTTACAGTATTACCTTCCCTGTCTTTTATCCATGTATAAGACTGCAGCTCTTTTATTAAGTTCTTACTTCTGCTAGTTATGTATATCTTATTTTGATTGATTAAGTTTATACCGTATACAATAGAATCTTTACCTTTAGTACAAGGCAGTACTTTATGTCTGTATGTTTTTAGTTCTGCTATTGATTTAGGTTCTGCTGAATCCGCATAGATAACATCTTTAATATCGTTAGACGTTAGTAAATTAGATATATCACTATTAAGTAGTTTCTTTTGATATATTACTTCATCAAAGATATAAGCATCGTTATACTTATAAAGTCCTATTAAAGTTGTAGGGTCATTACTATAACCAAAATCCATTCCGTAACACAATAACCTTGATTCTTCTGGTAACTCTATTTCTTCCCACTCTTTTATACATACACCATCTAAAGAACCTATTTGACCAAGCCCGTAAACCTTCCACCAATTCGCCCAGTATGCAGAAGTCTTTGCCTTCTCTCTTGCTGATTCTATTTCGTCTACGATGGTTTGTGAAAGTGATTCGTTATCTTTATAAGTTAGTGTAATGAAGTCTACATCTTTTTGCGTTGCTACTTCTTTGTGTGCCCAAAAGTTCGCAGTAGGATTAAAGTCAATCCAAATGTCCCCACTTGTTCTTATTGCTAACTGATTGTATGCTTCAAAAGGTATGTTATTCGCTTCGTTAATGTATAGTACACTTCTTCTTGCTCCTCTTAATTTGTCTGGCTGTTCAACTGAAAAGAACTCAATGTAACTACCATTTGAGAACGTGTATTTTAACACCCCTCTATTCCATTGACTATCTCTATAACGATTAGTAAACATCATTATCTTTAAGAAGTCTTTAATAGCACCCCTACGTAAGTGAGGAACACTTTCAGACACTACACTTGTTTCTGTGTTTGGTGTTCTAATACATCTATCAATAAGGATAGGAAGTATACCAAAAGTTTTACCTGCTGATGTACCTCCTTGAATTATCTTTTTACGCTTAGTTAGTGCGTGCAATTTCCTTATCGCAGTTGTAGTCTGAAACATTATAAATCGAATAACGGTTGTTCAGATACTATTGATATATCTTTAGTTTCTTTTGGTTTACCATACATATAAGCTAGATAAATTTCTAATGCTTTTAGATTATCTGCGTCTATAAACTCTTTTAGCTTTAGTATAACCTCGTCTTTATCTATGTGAGTATTTAGTAATTCTATTAAAAGCATTTCTTCTGCTTTAGATGGTCGCCCTCCTTTATTTCCTTTAGTTCCTTTATTGTTTTGTCTGTTATCCATAATCAGTTTAAATCAGTTAACTAATTATATAATAAGAAATAGCAAGTATTTTATTTAGGGTCTTTATTATAAATTTCGTTTGCTTTTTCTATTGCTGCGGTTCTTGCTTCTGGTCTAGTTTGTTCAATACTGTTCCAAATTGAACTTATAGTCTCTACTTGCCCTATGAACTCATAAACAACATCTCTTTCTATAGAAAACATGTTACTCATAACGTAAATCCCCACACTATCAAAGAAGTCTACATACACTCCGTATTGCATTAACGAGTTATAGTTATAAAAACCTATATCAACATAAGGTTTTTTTTCTAATGATGGTGTTGATTCATTTCCATTATAACTATAAGTTTTATGATACCACTTGTCAAAATCTTCTTTACACTTTCCTGTTAGTTTCATATTTTAGTTATCTTTATCCTTAGTCATATTAATAGCAGTTACTATTGCGTTTACTTCTCCTGCTAATATTGTAAAGGCTCTCTCTAGTAAAGCAAGTCTTTCGTTTACTGTGTATTTTTTATTCTTCATATCTAATTATTTAAACAGTTTACATACCATCTTTGATTATAACTTACTTGTCTTGTCATATATTGCGTTTGTCTATCTGTATAACATCCTTCTACTTTCTTTCGTTCTCCGCTATCTTCCCACTCTTTTATATACATCCAAGCACCACCAGTCCACACCTTTTTCTCTACATTTATCTCTTCTACTTCAAAACATAAACACTTATCCATATCCTCGATTGAACAGGAAAATATTATAAGTATAATTAAAGCAGGTATTATTTTCTTCATAGTTATTTTATTAGTTTGTTATCTACATCTGTTATCCAGTTTCTTATGTTCTGCTTATTACATTTACAAGGCTCCTTGTATCTATGATTAAAATACTTAGAATGCAACTGACAAAGTATCTGAAAATCTTGGTGTGTTATCTTTCCTATAATTCTAGCTCGTGTTTCTTTCCACGTTTGTATATCTTCTACCATAATTCTATGTCGTTATATTGTTCTTGTCTTTCTTCACACCCACAACCATCACCAAACATTTTATTTACTAGCCACTTAATACCTGTGTAATATGTTATCCTTTCAATTAGGTCACCTAGTTTCATAGTTTACATTTAATAATCTCCACTTAAATATTCAATAACTTGTGGCTCATTAATGGTTAATTCATTTACTACCATAATATCTGTATGAGATATAGTTTTTTGAGCCATTTCTTCGGCTTGTTCTTGGTTTTCTGCTGATAACAACAAACAGTTTCCAACTGGATACATACCATCAAATTCAACTCTAAATATTTTTAATCCTAGTTTCATTCTGTTACTTTTTTAATTAGTTTTTGTTTTGTCTTTCTATAAGTATTATAAAGCGAATGATAAGATATATTAGTTTTGTTTGATAATTCTGTTATACTATATTCATTCTGTATTAATTCAAACACTTTCTTATCGTACCAGTGCATCGTATTTAATTCATCGCTTACAATATTGTCTTTCTCCTCGTAGTCTACATACTCACCACTAGATAAGTCTAAGACTAAATCTAAGGGTACGTTATTCTGTTTCTTCTTTCTATTATACATCTGTAAGAACGAAGTCTTTAATGTTAAATATATGTAGTAATAATTAACATCAGAACCATAAGAGATATCTAATCCTTTTTTAAGCATTGTGCCGATAATCACATACATATTACCTACAATGTCCTCTGCCTCTTCTTTAGTACAGCCAAACTTTAAAGTAGTGTTAATCCATTTAGCATGGTCTGCGTATATCTTTTCAAACATTTTATTAGTTTTTATAAATATACAAAAATAACAACCTACTTTAATAATTACTTATTAACATATAAACAGCAGTAGTCACACCTAACAACTGGACTTTCACCGTGTTTTTCGGGGTTATTGGTTTGCGTGACGTATTGGAAACCCTTTTTGTTTACTGCTGATTAACTTATATTAAAATGGTAAATCGTCTTGTACTTCTTCTAGTTGTTGAACAGGTGCTTGTGCTACACTTGGAGCAGACCCTACTTCCTCAATTCTCCACCCTGTAATACTATTAAAGTATTTCGCTTCGCCTTGTGGGTTAATCCATTCTCTACCGCCTAAATTAATAGACACTTTAACTTCGTCACCTTCCTTAAATTTGGTTAATAAATCTGTATTGTCTTGTGTAAACTCTAGGTTAACGAACTGCGGATACTCTGGCTTTTCTGTTACGTCAAGTATTAACTCAGCCTTTCTGAATCCTTTTGCTCCATACTCTTTTACTTCTCCGATAATCTTAATCTTTCCTTGTACTTCCATATTTATATTTATTTATTGTTATTTGTTAAATATCTCTCCAGCATTGCTAAGCCACGCCATACTGTTTTTCCAAGATGTAATACTCCATCTTCATCTATTGGATTAATAGAATGGTCTATTAAATGTCTTAGTAATGCGTCTGGCTCGTCTGTTGACTTATCCATATCCCAGTGTAAAGGCTTGTCTGGATGGTGTTGTTCGTTACCTTTTTTACTAACATAAGCCACATACTTAATAGCGTTTGGGAAGTACTTTAATACTCCAGAATATACTGGCATTTCTTTTCTATCCATATTTTTAATTTAACCAACTCCGCAACTTAGATATCTCCCAGTGACGAAACTTAAGATTCCTTGTCGGCACGAGTTGGTGTTTTTTATATTAGTTTTAATCTTAATTTATCCATTTCTTTCTCCTCTTCTAATGCTACGAAGTATTTTAATTGCCAATACCTTATAAATTTATTAACCAAAGATTTGTTATTACTTTCGTTTACATCTATATTTAATTGAATTAAATGTTTCTTTATCTCTCTGCTATTTTGTAATCCTGTTACTTTCATTTATAAATCCATCTTTACATTAAAGGCGGTGTGTCCTCCTATAATAATTCCTATTCCTATTGCTTCCTTCTTACCCCCTTGCATATAACCCATAGCGTATGATTTACTATCAATACCACAACCTACTTGCATTCCGAATAAAGCCGCGTACTTACCAAAGAACCATTCAACATACATTTGCGTATGAAAGTGACCCGACACCGTAGATACCATGTCTCTCTTCGCTGCTGTCTTTGCTGCTGAACTCTTATCACCGTGAACATATCGAACACCGTCTATAAATACCTCAGTAACAAAACGCCATTTAGGAGTCTCTAAGACTTCACCAAACTCTTTAATCCACTTACTTGGTATGTTAGAAGATTGTGCCTTACGTATAATAATACGGTCATGATTACCAAGTGTTACGTCTGCGTCTGGAAATGCTTTGTACCAATTCTTTAGCTTCTTAATAGCAAGTTCTAGTTCTGCTTTACCACCCATACCATCAGCATCGGATTCGTGATAAGAACTATAATGAGAGTCGATACAGTCTCCAATAAATACAACCTTGTTACAGTTGTGTATCTTATACTGCTCTATGCAAAATTCTAAGTAGCCATCTAAACAGAATGGCTCGTGTAAGTCTCCTATACATAAAACTCTATTCTCTACCTTTGTAATATTCTCGTATGCTTTCTTTACGTTACCTCTTAATCTAGGTCTAAAATCGCTTTTCTTTACCATTGGTTTTCTTTTATATCTATTATTGTTATTATTAAACACGTTACTATTAATAAAGTTATTCCAAACATAATCTTTAATTTCTACAAATCTATATGAATTAATTAACGTGACCTAATTTAAAACGTAAAATAATTAAATTGTTAAAAAGTCGCTTATTTATTTGGTGGTTCGTTTTATTGGTTGTAGATTTGCTTAACGAAAATAATTAAAAACAATATTATGACAAAATTAAGAGAAGATACAAAAACAGAATTAGAGTTTTCAAAGTTACTACAAGAATTAAGGGAGTTAAAACTTTACGACTTATCAAGTAGAATATCAACCGTATTTTATGACCAATCATTTGAACAATATTTAAAAGGTTCTAAACCATCTAAATAAATACTATGAGCAAACTAGACAAAGCGATTAAAAATATAGCGATGTTTATAGTCGTAACACTAATACCAATAATATTACTAACAATAACAATTTTAAGCATAACGTAATGACAAAATTAAACACCGAAATAGAAATTACATATAAAAATAATGGAGACATTAGAACTCTTACTTCTGTATATGATAAAGATAAAGTAATTAACGAGCCTATAATGTATAACCTAACAAACAAATTCAAATAATATGGAAACAAAAAACAATTTAGAACTTTGGAACAAGGTAGAGAAAACAAATCCAAAGTACACAAAGAAAGCAAAAGTAGGTGGAATGAATATCACAGCTATTGCACCTCAGTATCAAATTATGATGGTAACTGAACAGTTTGGAACTTACGGTAAAACTTGGGGATTTAAAAATATAGAATTAGATTACTCTTTAATTGAGAAGTATGATATGGTAGTTTTTAAAGGTACTTTCTTTTTCCCAGAAGGGCAGTTTGAAATAATAAACAGCTACAAGTTATTTATCAATAACGCAAAAACAATGTTAGACGATAATTTTGCAAAAAAGATTGAGACAGATACATTAACTAAGGCGATTTCTAAATTAGGATTCAACGCAGATATATTTTTAGGAAAATTTGACGACGTTAGATATGTAGAAGAAGCAAACGTACACTTTGAAAAGGTTGAAGCTAAAAAAGCAGACGACAGAAAAGAATCTTTAACAGATACGCAATTTGAGAAAGCAAAGGGATTTACAAAGGAGCAGATTAAAACTACGCTAAATAAGTTTAGAATGGCAACAGATAGAAGAGAAGAACTTACTAAACTTTCTTTATAATGGAAGATTTAGAAATAGTAAACATAACTTTTAAAATGAACCGGTCAGATATAGAAGAATTTGAGCCTTGGTTTAAACATTACTATGAAGTTATAGATTTTAAACATTCAAAAGAAGTACCTAGAATGTATAAAGAAGATGAAACATACAAGAAAATGCTTAAAAAGAAAAGCAATTTAACAAAAGCAATAGAAGTTTACAAAAACAAAAACAACCATAAATATTTATAAAATGAATAAAATACAATTAGATAAAGCAACAGCAAATAGTATAATTGGAATAGTAAATAAATATTTTGATATACAGCAAGAAACAAAGTGTAGAAAGTTAGGAGTTATGTTACCAAGACAAATCTCTCAG